TCTAAAGATTGCATCGCTGGATCTGGAAGTGCTCCAGATTGAATTTCTTTTTCGATCAATTCATCCTGTTCTTTGATTTCTTCGTCAGTTTGACGGAGAACATGTCTTCTTAGATAATCATTGGAGTAATACTTACCAACATATTGTTGTGTTTGTTCCGCCAAAGTCAGTCTTTCTCTCAAAAGTTCTGTCTCTTTGAGTTCTGCGAAGTGATTATCATACAAGAAGTCATATTGAATATGATCACTCATATACTCCCAATCTTCAGGAGTGATTATATTCTTAAGAATCAACTGAGTTTTCAACATATCACTGAACATCTCAGAGAATCTCTTTCTCATTCTTCCAACAAATTTGGAGAACTTGACTTCATCTCTCAAGATTTCAGAAGAACGACCCATCGAGAATCCAGCTTCAGTTTGAAGACGAGTCTCTGGAACATTCAATGCTCTGTAGAGTTTTTTCTGGAAGTAATTGATATCAGTGATTTCGCCAAGATTCTGTCCACCAGGAAGTGTGGTGATTTCTGTGCCACGACCACCTTCACGACGAGGAAGCCAGAAGTCCTCCATCATCGACATGAATTTTTTATCGTCACGGATCTCACCAGTGTTGGCATCATAGACCAACTTGTTTCTATATCTCTGCATGACATCACGGAGATATTGTTCTGCTTTCATCTTGGGCAGATTACCAACATCAATATAGAAGATTCTACGTTCAGGTGCCCTTGAAAGACGATAGATTACCAGACTATCCTCAATCATCATCAACTGATTAAGAGGTTTGATAGCCTTATGAAGCCAAGAAAGAGTTGATCCCTTATTTCTATCTACCAATCCAGATGTACAATAAGTGATAGAATCCTTTGTCATCTGAATACCCTTGACGGGTGAGGCACCATATCCACTTGCATTATTTCCACCAGGAGTATAGATGAAATACTCCTCTAATTCAGGGAAATTGTATGATGATGGATTCTCTTTCTGTGCTCTGTCTAAACCACTATTTCTATCTTTCTTGATTTTACGAATGTATCTCATCTTTGCAGAGTCAATATATCTCAGTTCTTGAATACCTTCTTGAGGATTCTTCTGATCAATTACTTTGTTATAATAGAGTCTTCCGTCGATATACCAGTTACGGAAAATCTCATGTGCTTTCTTATCAAAATCTAAAAGTTCTAGGATATACTTAAACTCTTCTCTTACTTTTTTCTTAATACCATCACTGGCGTTAAGATTTGAGAGTTCAATACTTACAGGACTATTGTTGGTGTCAGCAACAATAGCTTCATTGACAATATCTTCAATGGCACTGTCACACTCAGGGTACAAAGCCATCGAACGATATCTACGAATGAGATCGTTCTCGTTCTTATATACACCTTCAATATCTACATAGCTACCAAAAAACCCCGAACTGATGTAGCTCTCGTTCCCATCGTTTTTATTCGGTGGGACCGGAGATACTACACCAGGCGGAGTTTTCTCGGTATCTTCAATTGAGAATCCAAATAGTCTCGCCATTTTATAGAGTAACTAAAACTTCCGTTCTAGTTATTTAGACGACTTACTGGATTACCTGACCTGAAGAACTATCATCAGATGAAGTTGACTCATCAGATTCACCAATAGTGAAGTACTGAACCGCGAAGCTTACGTCAAACTGTTCCACTGTTCCGTCAGTATCGTAGTTCAAATCGATAGCACTTACAGCTGTGGGCCAGATATCATAGAACTTGTAAGTCCTAAGAACAGATGATTCCCCACCAGTATTGGTTTCAGAGAACTTCTCAAAACCACGACCCAACTGCTTGACATAAGCGTTGGTCATGTAAGAAGTAGGATTGGTAACACCAGTTGCGTCATTCAGTTTGGAGAGTTTGTTCATCCAACCTTCAAAAGAAGTTCTCAGACCAAAGTCTTCATCGTTGATGATAGTGACGACCCAAGGATCGAATGTTCTTTCACCAGCCACTTTGAGCTGACGACCTCTGAAAGCCACAGGTACTTCTGCTACGTTAGAAGCAGGAAGTTGAGCTGCCTTACACAGGAAACTGAACTTAGTGTTTGACTCGTTATCTCCCTCACCCCAGAATTCCTCGGCCGCACCGGGGAAAGCTGGAAGAGTTACCTCAAATAGGTTGGGGCGGGCCCCACCACCCGCGAGTCTTGATTTGAATTGTGAGAGTGTTTTAGTTGCTGCCATTGTTAGAGTTCCTCCGTTTTATTTGTTAGTATCGATCAAACAGTACCAACAACTTCTTCAAACGAGACACCAGTTCTGGTGGCTACGAATGTCAGAGTGATGTAGTTGATAGACCTTGTGGGCTTCAGGTAGATATCCGCTCTGAACTCATTGTTGTCAATGACATCAGGAGTGTTGTTTGTAGTGTCACAAACAACCAGGAATCCAGTGAGTCCTCTCTTGGCCTCAACATCTCTCAGATAAGGTTCAACGATATTGACGAAGTTGGACCTCGTAATGGGATCGTTGAGTTCAAAGAGTTGTGCGTTAGCTGCTCCTTCGAGAGCCTGTTCCACTGTGAGGAACAATCTTCTAACATTGATTCTATCAAACGCTGAAGCGTATGCCAGACCAGTCTTATCACCGAACAGGAGAATACCAGATCCTCTCTGATTGATGATGGAGTTAACTCTAGCTCCATACAGGACATCTCTTTGTGCCTTGTTGGGGTTGTATGCCAACTTGATAGCGTTGTTCAGAACACCTCTAGCCAAACCAGCTGGTGAGAACCAGGGGAAAGCTTCGATAGCCGTTCTTACCATCAAACCAGCCACATCAGCGTTGGTTGGAAGATAACGGAACTCGTTATTGAACCTATCGTAGGTGTACTTGTAACCACTGTCAAACACAGCGTATGAGGAGGAAGCCAGTGAAGAATAGAACCTCAGGAGGTTTTCAGTCTGTGTATCGGGGTTGTTGACGTTAACTACGTTAGCCCTGTGTGGTGAGATCGTAGCCATACAATCCTTTCTTCCTTCAGCCAGTGATATCAGGAGGTTTGCCTTAGCTTGTGACTCATTCTCGTTTAGAAGACCAGGACCCATGATAAGGTAGTCAACTGCGATCTCGTCTCTGTTACTGAATAGACGATACGAAGTATTCAGATCACCCAAAGTAGCGGCCATACCACCACCAGCTTGATAGTCAACACCACCAGCCATTGAGTAGGTTACGTTACCGATAGAACTGAAGTCAACACCCTGAGCTTCTTGGCCCCAGAGTCCAGAACCTGCCGTGTTAGCTACATAGTCGGAAGAGAATCCGTTAGCCAGAGGAGTGGTTCCGTGAATCGCGTCAGTTGCTGTAGAAGCGTTGTAACCTGCGTATGCGTATTCTGAGTTCAGAGCCACATAATCCTTGTAGTATACCCTAGTAGGATTGTCTGCGTCTGCCGTAGCGTCTTGTGCCTTGGAGAGACTGGTGAACTTCTCAAGAATATTACCTTGAATACCCGTGATAGTACCTTTGTCATCAACAACAACAACGTGAATACCGTCGTTACGACCACTTCTGGTTGTGGAGAAGTTGTTATCTACAGGCTTAGGAGCGATAGACTTCCAGAAGACGATAGAGTTGTCCAGACCCAAAGTCTGTTGCTCATACCAGTCAAGTTGTGAAGTAACTGCCGTTACAGCTCCGTTTCCAGTTGAGATACCAGCGTTATTGACGAAAGTAATTCCGTCAGCTGCTTCAACCGATCTTGCGGGGTCAGACTGTTGATAGTTCAGTTTGGTCTCAGTTCCTGCTGAGGAAACCTGAGATACAATCTTAACGTCAATAGTCGAGTTACCGTTGACAGCGTCAGTCGAAACACCAGTAATGATACCCTTAAGGAAACCATTGAAAGTGGTGGTCGTACCAGCACCAGGGATTACTACGTCAGACAGAGGAGTAGTAACACCGTGACCAACAATAGCTCCAGCTGCGCTGGGGTTAGTGGTGTTGATACCCAGTCTTTGGTCGGCTGCGTTATCAATAACACAGATCTTCATACCGTCACCCCATGAACCGGGGTTCTTTGCTGCCCAAGTGAAAGTATTATCGTTCAGATGATTTTCTTCGTAATCATCGTAGTTGTCAATTCTAAGAGTAACTGAAGTAGCACCGGTACCAGCGTTAGCGTTGTTGAGTGCACCACCACCAGTTCTTGCAACTTTCAGAATACCACCATAGCTCAAGAATGAACTAGCGGACATCCAGTATTCATACTGTCTATCTGTCGAAAGTGGCTTACCAAAAGTATTGATCAGCTCCTGCTCAGTCTCGATGGTGATTGGATCGTCTACAGGACCGATTGCAAAAGGTCCGGCAATTGCGCCAATATTATCAAGAACGTTTTCAGCTCTTCCTACTGTTAGATCAACTTCCCTGATAAGTACACCAGGAGATAATTGAGGAGTAGCCATTTGTGTCTCCTTAGTTCTCAGTTTTACCTGAAAATATTTATTGTTTTCGGTTATTTAAGTGAGAAAACACAGGGAAAACTACCAATCTGGATAGTAATGGTCAGGAGACCAGTTCTTATTCTTTCTTCTCTTCAAAGTTCTTTTAATTGAACAGGACTTACACTCGTATGAATATGATGATGGATTAAAACCTGATCTCTTCTTGTAGAATCCATCCACAAGGTTCTTGGTTTCACCACAAGTTCTACACTTTCTATCAGTGAGGAATAGTGGCCCTAGAGATAACTGATCATCTAGATCCATCACCAAGAATTCCACATGTAATCCATACCACCACCAGTGGTGCCGTATTCATCGTTTCTAGCGACAGTCCATCTATCACCATCACTATCTACAAAGCTAGAAGAATCCAACCCATCATCAATAAAACCGAACGGAGCCATGTCCTGTTCGATTTGGTTTTTTTGTTCTTCATACAACCTCTTACGAACGTCTTGATCTGTGAGTTCTTTAAAGTAATCCTGTGCTACCAACCAAGCGTAGATAACAAGACACATAGCCAGGTCATCATTACAACCTTCCTCAGCCTCAAAAGAGTTGGACTTAGAGATGAAGGTTGTCAACTCTGATATAATATCATAGTCACAGAAGAGAAGTTTGTCTTCCTCAATCATTGTCTTGAGGTTTAGTGATCCGACCTTTTTCACAGTCTTGGACATCTTAACACCAAGTTGTGTCTTATTACCAGAGAAACCCTGGCCCACAATCTGACCAGCTCTTCCTCTCATTGAACACATTAAAAGATTCTGATATTCCAGATCATACTGAAGAATAGAAGCTACCTGATCACCAACATCATTGACCTCACATAAGATAAAGGCTTGATTATAATTACGAGCCACCTCATAGATGACACTCGGGAACAACATCGGTTTGATAGTGTTGTCTCGATACTTAGCCACAACCTTGTGTGGGAAAGAGGTTATGTCAACAACAACAAAAGCAGAGTAGTCATTACCAACACCGCGTGCAACGTCAACAGTGATAGCGTAGTCATGTTTGTCAAGTGGCTTTTCATAAACATCCAATCCCGCATTGGTCTGAGAGGCCTTTTCAAATACCAGAGCCTTTAGTTTACTGGGTGCAATCAAAGTGTCAACCGATCCTAAGAATTCACACTCAAACTCAATCTTGAATTGTTGTTCTGATGTGTTGGCAATGGTCTGTTCTTTCCAGACCGCATCCCTACCAGGAACCTCTGACCAATGAACATCTGTTGGAATGTATTCGTTTCTGCTCTTCTCTGCATCAATCCACAAACGGTAGAAGTGATTCATACCGTGGGGGGTAGAGACGATAATTACTTTCGTGCTTTTACCTGAAGTGATAGTAGGATATACAGAGGCAAAGAATGCGTCAGCAACGTGATTAGGAACAAAGGCGAACTCATCCAGAAAAAGAATGTTAAAAGACATTCCTCGGACAGCTGAAGCGGAAGTTGATGCTGCGAGTATTTTCGATCCGTTTTCCAGTTCGATGTTTCCTTTATTCCAGACCAGAATGCCTTGTTGCATCCACTTAGGTAAGTTCTCATATGCAGTGGCCAAACGAGCTAACAGTTCTCTGGCAGTCGTAGCTTTGTTTGCCAGAATACCAATATTTACACTATCATTAAAGATGGCATAGTGAAGGAGATACGACACACAGGTGGTTGATTTACCAGTCTGTCGAGGCATCTTACAGATATTAAATCTGTTATTGTGGAAATTATTGATTAACTTCTCTTGAAAATCATACGTCCTGAAGGGTTGAAGACCATGGTCAAGAGTCACGATCTTTACATAATTCTGTGCAAAATATACCGGATCTTCTCTACACTTGATATACTCTTCAATTTGATCTTGGGTAAACTCAATCGGTGTATTCGCCTTCTTTAGAAGGGGATTACCCAAATAAACATCATTACTCATTAATTTTTTCTACTCTAGGTGTTCCCTGTTGTACAGCTCTCATCATACTGATATATGTTCTAGCCTCTTCCTCAGAAAGGATTAGAGGCTTCTTGAGTTCACAATACCAGACTTTGTACATACTAACAATTCCAACGTCTTCTGGCCGCCAAACCTCTTTCACCTTTCCAACTACGGGAACGAGCACAGAAACTCTTTCTACGATTAGCTGCCTTTGAACCAGGTTTCAATTTGGAGGGAGGGGTAGTAACAGCAGTTTTCAGGTTTCCACCTGTTCTCCTATTATACTTCGCAACACCCTTAGCTGTCATACCAGCACCACTTTCGGTACTTCTCTTATCACCAGACTTCTGAGACATACCAGACATGTCTTCTTGCATGGCCTGTCTCCAGCTGAACTTCTTAGATGTGTCAAGTGACTCACCCATCGCCCCGCCACCATTACCGCCGTCACCACTATCAGTGATACCAGACTCGGCGGCAGCATCACTCTTCTCTTTGTCAGTAGTATCATCTACAGAATATT